GCCGACAGCTTCGGCACTTGCTCGCCGCGCTTCTCGCCGATGGGAACCGGACGCGCGTAGACCGTGGGGAACGCCTGATGACGAGCCGAAGGGCTGAGGCTGGCCACCACCGACTCGCGCCGCTCTACCAGTTCATCAACGATGCCAAGGCGTTCCATTCAGGCCCCCGTGTTCTCGAAATCGTCGTCAATGTGGTAGGTGCTGACGGCATCGGCGCCGGGCCGGAGCCATTCACGCTTGGCGATCTTGCGGAGCGCGAGGCGACGCCGCTTTTCGGCAATCGAGAGTTCGCGTTCCCGCACGGGCTGCGTCGGGTCGGTGGCGTCTTGCCAGTCGCTCATTTCTCGCCCTCGATCACGATGTCGAAGGCCAGCCACAGCAGGCCCGGCGCGACGAGGATCACCAGAAGGAAAGCGGCAAGCTCTGTGAGAACCTGGTTGAGCATGTCAGGCCGGGACCTTCTGCTTGTGAGGGCCGGTGACGGTGATGCAGCTTGCAGCGCCGCCAAGGTTGACGGCGTGATTGCGCGCCATCTCGTGCGAAGAGTATTGCGCGACGGTCGGCTCATAGTGGCCGCCGCACCGATAGGCGTACTCGACGCGCCACACCTCCACGTCCTTCACTCTCGGCAGCGTGGCCAAGTGGGCGCGGGCGGCTTTTACGATGACATGCACGTCCGGCATGATCTCCCAACTCTCCCCGACCCAGCCTTCAAGTGTGGTGAGTGCCTCTTCCAGCTTCTCCGCGTCGATCTGTTCTGCGCTCATGCGGCGGTCCTCCGCTTGGGGGCGGCCTTCACCGCCTTGCCAAAGATGTCCTTCCCATCCTCGCGGGCAACCCCAGCAACATGGGAGAGACGCCACCGGGGTACGGCGCCAGAGTCACGCCAGCCGATGACCGTCGTGTAGGGAACCTCAAGCCGGTCGGACCATGCCTTGATGGTCCCGTAGGCTTTTTTTGCCTTGTCGAAGTCGATGGGGAGGTGTGTGCTCATGGGTGGAGATTACGCTTATCGGATTTCGGGCGTCAAGCGGGAATACGAGGATCGCGATAAAATAATTTCCGAAATCGTAATTGGGCGCTTGACGGGTATGTACGCCTTTCGTAATCTCCAGTCATCAACAGGGAGCGCAGCGCTCCCGGAGAGGGAGACGGAAATGAGCCTTGATCGAGCCGGGTATCTAGCGGGCTACCTTGCGGGCACGGGCGCTCTCCCGATCCGCGTCCATTACGCCAATCTGGAGCCGCACTATGCGCGTGGCCTTCAGGCTGGGTTTGCCGCTGCGTGGTGCGGCATCGATCTGTCGGATGGCCTGTGATGGGCGCGCTCACACAAGCCGTATATCTTGAAGCCTTCTATCAGGCGGCCCGCGCCAAGGGCTGGACCGAAGACACGCGCCGAGCGTGGTTCACCGAGATGCACCGGGTTCTTGGCCTCGCGTTGCCGGTGGTCGCCTGATGCGCGCCCTCGTCACCATGGAGACCGTACCAGACACCAGCACGCGCAAGGTGCGGCAGGGTAAGCGGGTAATAGGCTTTATTGCCTACTTCCCCGCGATCCCGCGCATCGGCCGTGTTGCAGGCTGGACCTTCATCGCAAACCGCAAGGACATTGCCGACCGCTACACTGCGCCGTCGCCAGTGTTTGATGATCCGAAGGCGGTGCTTCTCGATCTCATCGAGAGGCTGGGCTGATGCGTGTCCTTGTCGCCTGTGAATCTAGCGGCATGGTGCGCGAGGCGTTTCGTCGTCGCGGGCACGACGCTTGGTCCTGCGACATTCTCCCGGCCGACGACAACAGCCCGTACCATTTTCACCAGTCAGTCATCGACCACGACATCGTCAAGATGGGCTGGGACATGCTGATTGCGTTCCCGGACTGCACCTATCTGACCGTATCGGCAAACCGCTGGGCCAACGAGGAATGGCGGATGCAGGCGCGGCATTGGGCGCTCGCCATGGTCCGCACGCTTTGGGCGCTTCCCATCAAACGCAAGGCGCTGGAGAACCCGCGCGGCGCACTCTCGACCATGTGGAAGCGGCCCATGCAGGCCATCCACCCGTGGCAGTTCTGGCACCTGAGCGAGCCGGGCAAAGGCGAAGTCAAGGAAACCTGCCTTTGGCTGGACGGTTTGCCGCCACTAGCGCCCACGACGCCCGAGGAACCCGGCCGCCATCCCGCGTGCTGGCTCACACCGCCGAGCGATGACCGTTGGAAGATTCGCAGCCGCACACAACCCGGCATCGCTGACGCCATGGGTGATCAGTGGGGCCGCATCGAAACCTCAACCGAAGGAGCATAACATGGCCCCCGACAGCAAGACCTTCAGCGTAAAGCGCGACGGCAAGCCGGGCATCCGCGCCACCGGGTTCCCCGCCGACAATCACCACGCGTTCGTCAACCTCAAGTTTGGCGACAACGCGACGGGTGGCGAGTTCAATGTTATCCTCGGCATGGCCGACGCCTGCGCCCTGTCCATCGCGCTGGAGAACGCGATCAACCACGCCGAGCCGCGCGCCATCGAGGCCGCTGATCTTGGCCTCCTGGACGAGGCCGCGTGATGAGCAAGCACAAAATCACGTGGCACCGCCACGGCACCACCAACGGCATGGACTGGGAGGATGAACAGGAGATCACGTTCGAGTTCCGCGCCGGGCGCCCGGCCGTGATGTATCTCCGCAACGGCGATCCCGGATACCCGGCCGATCCCGACGAGATCGAGTTCGTGTCGATCAGCCCCGGCGCGGGCGACGCTGGGGCCTTCTCCGACCTCGCGCAGGCCGCGCTCGAATCCGAGGCGGACACTTGGCTTTCAAGCGATGGCTACGACGCCGCGATTGAAATTGCCACAGCCGACCACGCAGACGCCCGCGACTACGCCGCCGAACTCCGCGCCGACCGATAGGAGCATAACATGGCCCCCGACAGCCTCTCCCCCGTTCTAGACAGCGCGCCGCGTGGGGATGCCCGCGTCACCGTCCGCACCGCCGATACCTGGGTGGTCACGGTCGGCAAGCACAGCAGGCTCCTCCAGAAGGTCCTGTGGAGCGCGGAGACGTTCTTCAATCTCAACGAGGCCGTGGACCACTACGGCGAAGTCGAGAGCGGCGAGCGCGACGGCATCGTCGGCTCCATCGTGGCCTTCAAGGATGGCGACGTGATCGGCCCCCTGCCCCTGCGGAACGTGGCGGCGATGGTTCGCGAAGGGAGGCAGGCATGAGCATGTTTTTCTGCGCCGAGTGCCAAAACCTCCGCGACAGCGACGACGGCTGCGAGGAAGCGCCCGCGTCCAAGTATCACCGACCGCACCAACTCCTCTGTGCCGATTGCGCGGACGAGATGGCCGATGACGAAGGGGAACAGGGCACCGCGAAGCGGTGAACCCCAACCCACCGCCTACAACCCAAGGAGTAGAACAGATGCCTGACACGATGATCCAGCCCGAAAGCCTGACCCGACCGCCCATCGCTGAACTGGCCGCCGCCTTGTGTAAGGCCCAGGCCCAGATGGAAGGCGCGAAGAAGGACGCGACCAACCCGCATTTCAAGAACAAGTACGCGGACCTTGCCGCCGTGTGGGCCGCCATCCGCGAGCCGCTGACCAGCAACGGCCTGTCGGTGGTGCAGCTCCTTCGTGATGTCCAGAACGGCATCGAGGTCGAGACGATCCTCCTGCACACCAGCGGCCAGCAGATCGGCTCCGTGCTCGCCATGCCGGCCAGTAAGCAGGACGCACAGGGCTACGGCTCGGCAGCCACCTACGCCCGCCGCTACGCCCTGATGGCGCTGGTTGGTGTCGCGCCCGAGGACGATGACGGCAACGCGGCTGTGGGGCCTGTGGGCTCAGCGGGCGCTGGCGCGCACTTCCGCCCCGAGCGTCGGCAGGGTTCGGCCACCGGCCAGCGCATGGCCCAGGAAGAACCGCATCTCATCGCCGAACGGCCGAAGGGGCAACTTCCCGGCAAAGCCGCCGCGCCCATCAACGCCCCGGAAGCCGCAGGCAATGCCGTCAAGCGCATCCAGTGGGTCAAGGAGTCGGTCGCGTTCCTCCGCCAGGACAACACCGACGAACACATCGCCCGCGACTGGTGGGCCGAGAACAAGCTGAAGGTCGATGTGATCGAGACGGCGCTGCCCACCGAATACGAGCGCCTGCTCGACGCCTACAACGAAGCCCTTGAGCGGAAGGTGGACGCCTGATGGACCGCCACCACAACGCCCCGCCGCTGGCCGAGCGGCTGGAGATCGAACACGCCGACCTCTCCGCCAAAGCGGTTGAGTGCGCGGCGCTGGTCCCCGAAACCCTCGCGCCGGTCACGACCGACGACGATGCCGGGGCCTATGCCGAGACGGCCAAGACCCTGAAGGCGTGCCTGACGGCCATCGAGACGGCGCGCAAGAAGGAGAAGGACCAAATCCTGAAGGATGGCCGCGCGATCGACGGGCACTTCGCCGTCATGTCGGAGCCGGTCAAGGCGGCGGCGGATCGTGTCGTTGCCGCGATCAACGCCTTCCAGACGAAGAAGTTGGAGGAGCAGCGCCGCATCCAGCGCGAGGCCGATGAGCGCGCCCGCAAGGAGGCCGAGGCTTTCGAGGAACCGGCACCCGCGCCCAGCGCGCCCGTGATCGCCAAGGAGGCCGCTCGCGTGGTCGGCTTCAGCGGGACGAAGGCCGCCGCGTCCGTGAAGTGGGTTCACGAAGTCACCGACGCCGCCCAGGTGCCGCGCGAGTACCTGATGGTCAACGAGGCGGCCATCAAGGCGGCCATTGCCGGCGGGCGGCGCGAGATCCCCGGCGTCCGCATCTTCGAGCAGGTCCGGACGGCGATCCGATGACCACGCGCTTCCTCGAAACAGAAGCCGACCGCCGGCTGCTGCTCCGCTTTATCGAGGATCAGCCGCTGCCGCTGACCGTCACCCTGTCCAAAGGCGGAAAGCGGACCCTGCGGCAGAACAAGCTGCAACGGTTGTGGATCAACGAGATTGCCGAGCAGTTGGGCGACCAGACACCGGAGGAAGTGCGCGGCTATTGCAAGCTGACCATCGGCGTCCCGATCCTGCGGGCAGAGCATGAGGGCTTCCGGGAACGCTACGACGCCATCGTGAGGCCTCTGCCCTACGAGCAGAAACTGGCCCTCATGATGGAGCCCATGGACTTCCCGATTACCCGGCTCATGACGACCAAGCAGGCCACGGCCTATCTGGACGGCGTGCATCGGCACTTTTCGGAGAGAGGCGTGGCGCTCACCGATCCGGGCGACTTGCTTGCCGACGCGGAAAAGGCAGCCGCATGACCGCCCGCCGCAAAATCTCGGACATGCAGCGCGAGCGAATCTTCCTCGCCAACGGCGGCGTCTGCCACCTGTGCGAGCGCAAAATCCGCGTTGGTGAGGAATGGGACGTGAGCCACGACCGGCCCCTGGCACTGTTGGGCGAGGATGGCGGCGACAACCTCAAGGTCGCGCACCGGACCTGCCACAAGGTCCACACGGCCACCATCGACCAGCCGCGCATTGCCAAAGCCAAGCGGCAATCCCGCAAACACCTCGGCATCAAGAAGCCCAGCAGCTTCCCCAAGCCCCCGCCCGGATACAATTACTGGACCCGAAGGATCGAGCCATGACCTCCACCGCCATCCCCTCCCAGAAGGGGGAGACGCTTAAGCCGTGCCCGTGGTGCGATAACGCGGAGCGCGTGCGTCTTTGTATTAGGTTTTGGAGTTATGTGACGTGCGATGCGTGCGCGGCGTATGGTCCAGCCAAACCGACGCCCGCAGAAGCCATCGCCGTATGGAACCGCCGCTCCCCCTCCTCAAGTGAGGACGTGAGGAGAGAGGCGCTGGAAGAAGCGGCGAAGGTGGCGGAGCAACTTGCCGGCGAGCTTGTGCGCCTCAAGGGCTCTGGCGACCGTCGCGTCCAGATCGGATCGCATCTGGAAACATGCGCGACGATTGCCGCATCCATCCGCGCCCTCTCACAAAAGGAATAGGGGCTGGCTCGCGGCGTTGCCGCTCCGCACCGACCGACCTACTGCAATTAATGGAGTGTGAAAGATGTCTAAGAAGCCGCTTCGTATTTTCCTTTACACCGATGGCGCTGCACTCAGCGAAGATCATCGCAAGGCACTGGAGGATGGCGGGTTTATTCCCATCCTTGTTGCGGACCTAGACGCTTGCAAGATCATCGAACCGCCTATTAGCGTTTCTCTTGATGTTGTGTCTCTTGATCTGATTTCGCATGCGGCGATCAGCACGGTGAACGCTTACAGCGGTGGCGTTGTCGAACACTTCGGCAAGCGTGTTGCCGCAGCGGTCAGTGGAGCGATCAAAGCCGGAAGGTAGCAGTTGAGAGAGCGGAACAGGTGAAAGATGCCCAAGAGAGGTAGCCCTTGGTTTGCTTCTTTACGGGAGCGGCTTGATTGCTTTTCTATTCCCGAACCGAACAGCGGATGCGTTCTATGGATGGGGGCGACAGCCGGTGACATGGGGTACGGGAAAGTATCATGGCGGGGGAAGCAAGAGCCCGCTCACCGTATGGCGTGGGTGGACGCAAGAGGTCCCATTCCTGCCGGTCTGTTCGTACTTCACAAATGCGACGTTCCAAGCTGCATCAACGTTAATCACCTGCGACTGGGCACACACGCCGAAAACATGGCCGATAAGAAAAATAAAGGACGCTGCCGCAATAGACCACGCAGCGAGCCACTCCACTTCCATAAGGACCAATAGAATGACAGACCGCAACCCCGTGGTGCAGGAGAAGAAGGATGAGTGAGGCGATGACGCTCAACGAGGCCGCCGAGCGGTTGGGCTGGTCGCGTCGCACGTTGACTCGCGCCCGATAATACCATGAGCCATTCCGACCGGCTGAATACAATTGCGCTCTACGCAGCCCGAGCGGCTATCGAGGCAATGCGCGAGCCTACGGAGGGGATGCTGGAGGCAGCCGCGACTTGCTTTCGTCCCACCGGCAGGCGGCGGACTTTGGGTGATATTCTTTACGTCGAATATCGGGCGGCCATAGACGCCGCGCTCTCCCCTTCTACCAAGGATTAATGGCTACGCGGGCGCCCTAAAGGACGCCATACCGCGCCGGCCGGCCTACTGCATAAGAGGATTAGACCGATGAACAAGCCCGCAAGATACCTTGTGATTAAAGGCAGCAAATCGGCGCACTGTTGCTTCACGCACACCGTGGTCGACACCATGGAGCCAGTTATCGGCGGCGATGGAAAGCAGATGGTGCTGCCCGAGGGGGCTGTCTACGAAACCATCTGCGAATGCTTTTGTGAGGAAGATGCCGACACAGTTTGTGCGGCCCTCAATGCGTTGGAAGGTTTAGCCGCGCCGACCGGCCTACTTTAGAGAAGGAGTGTGACGCATGATGTTGCAAAACGGGATCAACTGCCGCGAAACCTATCAGGGCGCTATCGTCTGGTTCCCTCGGTTCCTTGGTTTGGACGAGGAAGACCGGCGCATCATCGGCCATCTTGTTTTGGGGTTTGCTGTGACCGCCTGCAAGAATGAGGGGCTTGGCCGCAACCCTATTCTGGGCGCCGTGCGCCTCCTGCGGTCCATCGAGGATGGCACGGCAGAAATCATTTACGGATACGACGGGTTTGCGGAGATGCGCCGCCGAACCGACTTGCGCGTGGTGCATTGATGGATGCCGTTGAGCAAATAGCGCGGCAACTATGCAAGGCCGCCGGCCAGAACCCCGACCGCTATTTGCGAGATTATGGGCGGTCGTCGTTTTCGTATCCGGCTTGGGAGGATTTCCGCCCCGCCGCGCTTGTCGTGCTGTCCGAAAGGCCGCAGGCACCGAAGCAAAAATAAACCCGGCGCCGAGTGAAGTCGGCGCCGGGGTAACAGTCTTTGCAATTCGTTCAACCCAAGCGCAGTCTAACAACGCTCGCGCTTGACAGCAAGAGAGGCCGTATGAAACGCCCCCAGGAATCAACCCGCCGTTGGTGGATGGACCGCGATGGGGACGTTTGGCTCAACGTGGACGCCTTGCGCCGGAAGCCTCTTACCGACGAGGAGGTTGAGCAAATGAAGCATCTCGCCCAAGAGAAAGCCGCGCGAGGCGCTGACGAAATCCATTGACGGAAGCCGGAAGGTCTAGCCGCCGGAGGGGAACAGGGCATCGCCGCAGGCGATGAACCCCTACTTCTGACTGACAGCCGCCCGTAGGGTGGCATCCTTCGCCGCCGATCCGCTGGACGAGCCGACCCAATAGGCCACCACGTCGCCCCATTTGGCCGCCAGCGTGCCCAGCAGGATGTAGGCGATCTCGCGCGAGTTGACCGGGATTTCCTGCGTCACGACCACCCACAGGGCACCCATGAAGGCGACAGTGACGAGCGTGCTGATGGCCGGGGCGCTCCAGGCGATCGATGATCCCGCCTTGGCTAGATCGACGGTCTGGGAACGGGCGCTCGCCACGTCAGCGAGCTGGGCCTTCACCGCGTCGAGATCCTGTTGCCGCAGCCGCTCGGTATGCGCGCGGGCGTCGGCCTCAGCCTGCAAAACTGCCATTTTGAATTGCAGTGCGAGGTTCGGGTCGGCCGCGACCGCCCTCTCGATCCCGTCCGCGTCCGTGGTGCCGAGAATGTCGCGGGCGATGCCCGTCACCGTCTCCACGGCTTTGCCGGTCTTGTCGCCCATGAGCCATGAAGCGACGGTCGGCGCGAGGCCGAGCAGCAGGGGGATGAGGGGCATCAGGCAATCCTCGGCTTGAACTCGGCAATGCGGTTGCGCCACCCAAGGGCGAACACGGCCTGAGAGTGATCCCGGCCCACGATGCCGAGGAAGAACTGCGAACGCTGGGCGATCAGCGCATTGTAGAGCGCCGGCCAATTCGTGACCTTGGCGAGGGCTGCCTTGCTCTGGGGGCCGAACGCGCCGTCAGCCTGCACGCCCAGCACGCTTTGCAGGGCCTTGACCGCCGTTCCCGGCCCGGAGTTGACGCCGTAGTCGATCAGGAACGCCTTCACGCCCGCGTCGGGGATGGCGTCGAAGCCCGGCTTCGTGACGTAGCGGTCGCGGTAGATCTCGCGGGCCTCGCCTTCCGACAGGGTCTTGACCTGGAACTCGGTCACGGGCTGGCGCCGCCACTCCGACAGGGTGGCCTGCGTGATCCCGTAGTTGGTCGGGCCGCCCCGGTCGTCCGGGTGGTTCACATAGCCGCCCTCGCGGCGGATGATGTCGGAGATCAGGTCGTCAACGTCGTCGCTCATGGCGTGCCTCTCGGGTTGTTCGGCCCGGACTGAAAGCTCCACAGGCGCTGCCAAAGGCCGTCGATCTTGGTGTCCTGCGTGTCGTTGCGGCGGTCGACCATGTCGAGCCGCTGGGCATGGGCATTGAACCGGCTTTCCGTGGTGCCCTGCATGGTGGCGACCTGTGATTTCAGGTCCCGGACGGACGCCGCCGTTTCATCGATTCCCGCAAGCGTCCGCTGCGACAGGAGGACCAGAAGCCCTAGGCCTGTGGCGACAAGCCACCGGTAGGCCTGCACCCCAAGGCTGACTCTGCGTCCGTTCTCGCTCATGCTCTCCTCAGCCATTGCCGGCCTCCTTGGGGTCGGTGGTGGTCAGGCTCCCGGCGGTGTGGCGCATCGTCGGGGGCCGCTTGCTTTACTCATTTACTCAACTTGGAAAACCAACTGGATCGCGTTGCCGGTGCTGTCGTTGTAGGTGACGGCCGGTGCCGGGTCGGGCAGTGTGTAGGCCGCCCAGCTCGGGATGGTCTGGTCGCTGTAGACGTAGCGGACAAAGCTGGCGTAGTTGCCGCCGGTATATCCGATGATGCCTTGGCCATAGCCGCCGCTTGCGGAACTCGGAAGGCCGGGCATCGCGCCGCCGCCGTTCAGGTTGGCGATGAAGGCGATCCAGAAGCGGCCGGGGCCGACTGTCTCCTCAACCTCAAGGCGCTGATTGCCTGCCGAGCCGGTGAAGGTGCCCGTCCCGGCATCCCAGAGTTTCGCGCCCGGCGTTCCTTCGTCGTCGTCGTAGACGGCCATCTTGAACTGCTCGGCACCCGTCATGCTGGTTGCGCTGCGGACATAGACCGCGAGCGCCTGCACGCTGATCCGGCGGCCGGGGGCCTCTACCAGAACGAAGTGGAGGCGGTTCTCGGTGATCGCCTGCGTCGCCACGGCGCCCGCCAGGCTGTTGCCGTAATACTGGCCGGACTTGAGTTTCGGGCCGGGGATTGCGCTCAACCAGGAGGCTTCATCCTCCACGGTCGAAATCGCCGTGTAGAGGTCGCTACCGTCGTAGAGCGCCCAGCGGCGGCCAGGCACGAAGCCTGCGGTGATGTCGTCGGAGGCGGTGGGAGCGCGGCTGGCATAGGTCACATCGGACAGGACCGGCCCGAAATCCACCACCCGGCATAGAACCTCAGCCGTCGATTCGGTCTTTTCCTTACCATAGGCCATGACGCCAAAGCCGTCCCCGTTGGGGAAGACGATGCTGTGGTATCCGGAGTTGTTGTAGTCGTCGGGAATGCTGAGGAAGTACCAGGGCGGGCAGAAATAATCCGACGAGGTGCGCGCCAGCAGGGCATCGCAGGAGACGGCAAAGAACTTGTCCGTCGTGCTGCGGGCGTAGCAGGTAATAAGCTCCATTATGCCGTGATCGGTCGGCACGAAATCGACCTCCAGCGCGACGTAGGAGCCCTCTACCGTGGGCGTGGCGCCGACGAGTGAGACGGTGGTGCCTCCGTCGTTGGTCACGAACCGGGGCAGCGCGGAGGGCATGGCGTTGGTCCGGGGAACCAGCGTCCAGTTCAGATCCGTGAGGCAGCCGATGCCCCACTCGCCCAACTGCACGTCGGACAGGCGCGAGAAAGGCCGCGCGATGGTGCCGGTGGGAATCGGCTCCGATAGCACGATGGCCGTCCTGCCGGGCGTGCCCGCCTCGTAGGTGACGGACGTAGCGCCCGCCACGACACCGTCGAGATAGCCGACGCCACCCGACGAGAAGCCGTTGAAGCCCATATAGTGGCCCGATCCGGCGATGATGTTGGCCGTCTGGTCGCCCTCGATCCGGATGGTGTTCGTGCCGGTGTCGACATCGAGAACCTGACGCGGGCCGTATAGGCGTTTGATCTTGGAGGAGGCGCTGACCGTGCCGGCGGCCAGCTCGTTCAGGACGATGCTGGTTTGGCCCGCGCCGAACGAGCTGGAGATGACATAGCTGTTGCCGTTCGCTCCACCCGTCCCGGTGATCGTGCTTGCCATGTTGGCGGGCCAGTAGGCGGTCACGTCGCCATGCGAGGACTTGAGCGTGACCGTGTTCGTCCCGTCGTTGATGCTGTCGATTTCATAGATCAGGTCGTTGTCGGCGCCGTGGTCGACTTCCGCGAACTTGATGCTGGCAATGGTCGCGCCGTAGTCCGAAGTCCGCAGCGTGTACGAGCGGTTGCCCGAGGCGCCGACCGATACCTGCACCTCCGCGCCGTTTATGTCGCCAAGCTGGCGCCAGCGGGAATGGAAGACCACCGTGTCGCCGGTATCCAGCCCCGTGAATGTAACCTCCTCCTCCGGCCCCCAGGTGACGCCGTTGTCGTAGGAGACGCGGCGGAAGTTGCCCGTCTCGTAGAGGGGAATGTCCAGCTTGAAGTAGAGCGCGACGACGATGCCGCTGGCATAGGACATGAGCGCCGGGCGGTATCCCCGGTTGTCGTTGCCGTCGACCAGATAGTTGGGCGTGGACCAGTTGCGCCCGAAATTGTCGGAATAGCGGTACGCCATCTTGCCGGGCGTGACCTGAAAGCCAACGGACAGCATGCCCGCCGTGTTTCCGCTGCATGAAACTCGGGTGATGCGGTCGGCGAAGTAAAGCGTGCCTGTCGTGCGCCCGTCGTCCGGGCCGGTGATGGTCTCCGTCTGCGGCGAGCCCAGCTCATCGAAACCATAGACCGTGAAGGTCACGTCGGAGATGTCATAGACCGAGTCGATGACGATGCGGGTAATGGACGGGATATAAGCGACACCGCCCGTCGCGAACGTGCCGTCGATGGTGAGGTCTACACCGGCAAAGCCCAACTGACGCAGGCACACCGCCTCGTCTGAGTCCTGCCCATGCTCCGGGCCTTCGTAGTTGAACTCATGCAGGCGCTGGCGGGCGCCCAACTCCATCTGCGGGAAGTGCGAATAGTCCGTATTGCCGATGACCGAGGACGCGCCGATGCCGCCGCCCGTGGGCCTGAAAAAGGCCGGGTCGTAGGGCAAGCCGCCAGGGAGCGGCCCTCGGGTCTGCGCGCGGAGCATCAGACCTTGCCGGCGACCTTCGGGTGGCGGGCCTTGATCGCGGCAATCGTCTTGCGCCACGACTCCGGGTCCTTCGCCAGCATGTCGAGCTGTTCACGGATCGGCGGGTACTCGGCAAGGCGGCGCTCGCGGTAGGTCGGCGGGCGTACCTCTGCGGCTTCCTTGAGCGCGGCCGGGATTGCCACCTTCGGATCGGCGCCTTCTGGAATGGCGACGGTGTGGATCGTGCCGTCGATGTCGACGGTGTGGGTATTGCCTTCAACGGAAAGGGTTCTCATGACGTGGACTGCCCCGTGAAAATGAGGGTGACAGAGCGCGAGGCGCCGGAACGGTTCTCGATGTAAAACCGGCCATCCGTAGCGGCGGACACGGTGACAACGCCGTCCGCGCCCGTCGTGCCGGATAGAACGCCCGTGGTCGCCGCCATGCTGACGCTGTCAGCGTCGAGCGTGCAGAACACGGACGCCGTCACCTGACAGTGGCCGCTGCCCTTGAAGCCTGAGTTGTTGACGAACACCTGCCAGCCGAGATTGCGGCTGGCGTTCGCGTCCACCAGGAAGCTGGTCGCGGCATCGTCGGCGACCGTGGCCTTCATGGTGTAGATCGAGTCAGCGAGGACTTGATAATCGGCCGCCGTGCTGGTTGTTACCAGTCGGCCGTTATTCTCGCGCTTCTTGTCACCCGTGGTGTTGTTAGACACCGTCGCGCTGGTGATGTTGATTTCCGAGTTGTTGGCGCGGGCGCCGTACAAGTTGCCCTGCGAATTGCCACTGGATGCGTCGACATAGGTCAGTTCTGAGCCGTAGTAGCCGCTGCTGACATTATCGAAGGCAAACGTGGACGCGCCGACCAACTGACTGGGGCCATTGCCGTTGTAGCCGTTTCCGCCGTTGCCAAGCGCGCTGCCCGACGTAGCGGTCAGCACCGACTGCGAACTGACGGAAATTCCGTTCGAGTTATTGCCGGTGGCCACCGCGCGGGTAAGCGTGGCGTGACTCTCGTTGCCGATGAGATAACCGGACCCGGTGTTCCCGGTGGCGTAGGTGTCGAATGCCTCCAGCGTCGCGCGCTGGATCGCGTAAAACCCATGCTCCGCGAAGTTGACGGCGGCGAAGGTCTGCGAGGTCGAACAGCCGCAACGCAGCGAGGCGCCATCGGCAACCTTCACGCCGTATACGTTGGAGCCGGTGCCATCGCCCGCCAGGACCATGCGCTGATACAGGCCGCCGTAGTAACCGCTGATGTCGATTCCGGTGCGGCCCACAAAGCGCAGGATTGTCGACATGAAGCGCACGCTGCCGGCGCTGATCCCGGCCAGCGACGGAAGCGCGCTCTGCCGCGACTTGTGCTTGATGGTGACGGTGGTTCCGCTAACGGCGGTGATCTCGTGGCAACCGAGCAGATTGCGCCCGCGCCCCGAGCCGTCCGTAATGCTGGTAATGACGACGAATCCGCCGACAACCGCCCCGGTGGCAGACGCTACCGTGAGATCGACGCGGTGATTGCCGGCCGCCGAACTGGTGATGGAGGCGAACGGCGTCGAGAGCGTCGTGCTGGTGTACGCCGCGCCGCGCACGGTGATATTGCGCGTGGTCGCCAGAAGCGTCTGCGTACACGTCTCGTCCATCGCCGGCAGGTTGATGACAACCTCTTCCCCTTCCGGGGCGCTGAGCATGTGCGCGCGGTAGAGGAACGACAGTGCCTGAGCGGAGGTCGTCAGGGTGATGTCGGCCGTCCCGGCCTGCAACTCGACCGGCTGGCCGCGTTCCAGATAGGAGATCAGGTCAACGGCGCCGACGTTCAACGGCGCCAGCAGGACCGATTGAGACGGAGGCGTGTAAATCTCCATCACACGACCCCGTAGTAGCTGACATTGAGCTTCGCGCTCGCCGCCACTTCGATAAACTTCACGGCCTTAAGGTCGCCCGTGTATTTGATCTCCTGACCGACCGCGAGTTGCTTGCCGACAGAGGCCGTTGGGTCGGTTCCGTCCGCGCGATACCGCACGGCCTGAGACTCCACGCCGATCATGGCGAACGTGGTGTTTTCGGGCACCGTCAGGCCGACCGCCGCGCTGAGGCTGGTGATCTGCTCATAGCCTCGCTCCTGGACGGAGCCTTCAACCGCTTCAACTTTGGGGGGCATCATGGTCTCCTATGTTCCGTATCCAGCCGTGACTTGAATGTGGCCCGAGCCGCCTTCGCAGATGACCGCGATCCACACGCCGTCGGGGGCCACGGTCGGGGGGGTGAAAAGCACCTGCGTTCCCGGCAGGATCTCTTGGCAATCGGTCGTCGCCACCACGTCGCTCTGCCCCATCAGGATCGAGACGGTGAAGCTGTTGGGGTTGGTGACGAGGACGCGCAGCCGCTCGGGATTGGACACCGCCTGCGTTCCGGGAAGCTCCACGCGCGCCGAAGTCGTCGCGACAGACAGGCGCCTGCCCCGGCCGCCCTCGAAGGGCTGGAATGCGGTGATATTGATGGGGGCGGCATCGCTCATTGCCGGATCACCTCCGCGCCCAGATGAAGCCGACAGTCGCGATTGCGTAGGTATCAACGGTCGTCGGTCCGAAGGCGCGCGAGGCGACGCGGCCGGACGAGTCGGTGCGGATGCGCAATTCCTGAACAGCGAAGATGTTGGGATAGCTGAACAGGTTGTTCAGTGGCGCGTCGCCTTGCCGGGGGGCCGCGTCCGTCTCATCGGGACAACAGACGCGCCCAATCGTGGCATTCGCGTTGTCATACATCTCGTAGCGGGCAATCGACTCGACAGAGAACGCCAGCGGCACCTTGAGGGCATCCAGTCGGCGCACGTCCTCCAGCGTGTTGGCAAGGTCCACGTCGAGCGTCGGCGCCTTCCATTTGAACTCCAGCGCCCCGCCCGGCCCTTCGTAGGTGTTGAACGCGACGATGGCGGCCGACACCCGCTTGAACCACCCGATCAGCTTCTTGTAGGTGTAGCTGGTCGGCATGGTCGGAGACGTGGCCGAGGTCGAGAACAGCACGTCGGTCACGTCGGTATCGGGCCGGTTGATGAGCCAGATGAAATAGTCGGTATCCGCGATCGATCCGGTATCGAGCCCACCCTGGTTGTTGCCGACCGCCCACGCCGCATCCAGCCGCTTGGTCAAAGCCGAGCCCAGCACCATCATCACGGCATTGGTCGCGTCCATCGCGGAGCCGGTCGCAATGTCGATGTCATTGGTCGCGTCGGTGCCGTTGTTGGCGTAGGTGAGGCCCTGCACTGCCGAGCGCGGGGAGACGGGCGTGGACCACAGAACGTCAACGCCGTTGCTGGTCAGGACCTTGCCCGCCGTGCCGATGGCAAGCCGCTCGTAGCCGGTGGCGTCGCGGGTCAGCAGATCCCCGCGCGTGGTCAGCGTGTCGGCCGCGCCCAGACCGGACAGGGGGTCGACGGTCCAGAGGACATTGCTGCTCGCATCCTGGAGGATGACCTTGTAGTCGCCCGCCGCCAGATAGATCGAGCCGAACAGGCCATTGCCGTCCGCAACGACCGGGTTTGCGTTCGGCGTCACCAGCCCGCTATCGGAATAGGTGTCCTTCGGCGTCGTGGTGCCGGTGATGTAGAAATACAGCTTGGCGCCGGGATAGGACGCGCCGTTGCCCGACATTGGGCTGTAGCGCGGGGGTGTGAAGAGCGCGGACATCTGCTAGGCTCCCGCCATGCGAATTGATTGGATGGAGCTGTCGCAGCTCGTCGTTTCGGTGGGCGCGGCGTTCGCGTTCGACCGATACCAAGCTGCGGTCGACCCGCTCCCCACGGCGCAATCGTGGCTGCTGGGCGTCATATTCTTCGGCTTCGGCGCCGCGTGGCTATACACGCAGGTCATTGTCCGCCTCGCAGACGCAGCACGTTCGGCTGTCTCTCGGGGCCGGTTGGGAGCGCCTGTTGCGCCGCCGTTGATCCGTACAAGGCATTAAAGTTGGTATTGCCGGCCAACTGATTGGTCAGGTAGGCGCGACCAGCGGGCGAGTTGTAGAGGCGCGAGATCAGCCACGGGCTTGCCGCGCCCACCGCCGCCGCCGGCATGCCGATTCCCGAGGCGGCACCAGCCGTGAACAGGCCACCGCCCGTCAGGATGTTCTGCCACGCCAACCGCTCCGGGGTGCCGGAATTGGGCACCTTGTCAGCGATGTAGTCGCCAATGCGCGCAAGCTCGTTGAGGTCGCCGCGCCCGCGCGTGTAGCCGGTCCGGTCGCTTCCTTTGACCGCAGTCGACAGGGCATTGAACGGCACATCGCCGGCCGAGCGGCCTGCCTGCGTGCCGCCCTGCATGGCGCGGTCGATCGTCATCAGGTTCGCGTAGTTGCGGCGCGCTTCCTGCCATTCCTGCCGCAGGGCGCCCGACGTGCTGCGCTCCATCACATCGTCAAGGGCTTCGACCAGCCCGCCCAGCGCCCGGCGAAGCGGCAGGTTGTTGGTCTCCCGCATGCGCGTGGTGATGTCGCTACGCATCGTCCGGTAGACATCGCCGGCAATCTGCGGCGCCGCGCCCGGCGTGTTGGCCGCCTGGATGAGCGGGGTCAGGTCGTCAAGGTAGGACTGGAAGACCGGGGCCACGTCGGTTTCAAGGCGTCGGCCATAGTTGGCGGCGACACGCTGCACGGCTTGGCCGAACTGCGGGTCGACGTTGACCGTCGTGCGCGCAGACAGGTCGTCGAAGACTTGCCCAAGCCCCGTGAAAACCCGCTGCATTGTGTCGGGTGAAGCATCGTCGGCAACCGCGCCCGCACGCTGCATGACGGCGCGATTAAACTGGCCGCGCTGCGTCTCGAAAGCGGCCTGCATGGGCGTATTGGACAACGGCATGCGCGCCATCGTCTCCTCCGCCCCACGAAGGCTGCGGCTCCCTGTCATCTGTGCCGGGGTAAGCTGGATGCCTTCGGCCTGCGCGGCCTGCACGAGGCGCTGTTCCTGCGGCGACAGGCGGTTGGTGACGGGCGAAATCGCGCCGCGCACACCGGCCGCAGCCACAGGCACCGCCAGAGAGGCCGCGAGGCCGTATAGAGGGTTATCCGTTGCTCCGGTGACGCCACCGCCCACACCGCCGGCAACCGCCTGCGTGACAGGCTGAGAGGCCAGCACGTTCGCCACGCCCTGCGTTGCGGTCCCGGCCTGTGCGCCGCGCGCCACCATGCCGGCGGGTACTGCAACAGACAGGGCATTGCCGACGCCCTCGCCCACCCCATAGGCGGTCTTTTCGCCCGCCGTCACCGGCTCGATGCGCGAGGTCCGGTCATCCGTGAGGGGCGCCGTCGAGCCCTGCGATACAGCATCGGAGACACGCCCCGGAAGTGTCGCCGCGTAGTCGATCCCGCGCTTGATGGACTTGGAACCGCCCAGCGGGTCGTTGACCGGGACGCCGACCTGACGGAGGCCCCACGCCACAGCATCCACGGGCGCGCCGATGATCGTGGGCAAGATGGCGTCGTTCACGCCCTGCGCGGCCAGTCCGACCTTGCGGGCGGCCATCTGCGTGCCGCTGTAGCCCTGCGGCTCCCAATCCTGAACGCCACCGGACGGCATGCCGTCGCTTGCAAACTCATACCTGTCGAACAGGTCCGGAGCCGATGCAGGCGCAGGCGCTGCCGCTGCCGGGCTGGTCGCGATGCCGTAGCGGTCGAACAGGTCGGCCATTACTGCATCCCGGTCGGCTTCAAGCCGAGCCTGCCAATTACCTCGTCGGCGCTCATCCCCCGGTTCTTCGCGGTGGCTTCGATCTCCTGCCAACTGATCGGCTTGTTGTCCGGGCCGGTGTAAGTGCCCTTGGTGGCGCCTTGGGGCGCGGGCTTCTGTTGCGGCTGCGTGATGTTAAGCTGCTTCTCAGTGGCCGAAATGCCCGTGTTGAGAATGTTCAGCACCTTATCCACCGACGAAGTAACGTCGTTTTCGGTCGTCATGATCGACTTACCCGTGGACGGGTCCGGGATGGTGCGGCGGATGATTTCGAGGTCAGGGCCGTTCAGGACGCCCAACTGGAACAAGGCATCGCCCTTCGCCAGCAAGGCGAAGTTGTTGTACGCAGCGTTGAGTGGCGTATTAGCCCCGGCAAGCGCGCGTGCGCGGTCGGATACAGAGGCTTTCGCCCATTCCGACTTAAAGTCGTTCGCCGCCGCCGTGATCTTCTCGGCTTCGGCGCGAGCATTACGCAGCTTAGCCATTTCTGTGCTGCTAGGCCCCTTGGGCGCGACAGGCTCACCAACAGTGACAGACCCACCACCCGGCAAACTGGTCGTGACTCCAGCGCCTGGAGCGGCGGGAGGAGGCGCAACACCCGGCGCCGGAGCGGCCACAGGCGGCATTGCGCCACCGCCAGTTTGCGGCTGCGGCGCCGCCGCACCGGTCGGCCTCCGAACTGCGGACAGGTCCATCGGCTGAATGGTGACGGGCCGCCCTTCATCGTTAATTGTCGTGCGGGCCTTGCTGAGATGCGAGTAAGCAAGCGCGTACTCGGGAGACGCAGGATCTCCCCTCAGAAGAATATTCATGGCCTGCTGGTCCATGCCCGTTCCGGCGAACGGGCCTGCGCCCTGCTCCTTCGGCGGCTTGATGGGGATCATGCCGACGATCTGGCGCGGGTTCTGGATCGAGCGCACAACGTAGTGGTTGTTTTGAATCTCGATCTGACCGTTCCTCTGGAACAGATCGCCGCCGGTAGAGCGGACTTGCCGGCGAATGTCGTCGATCTCGGCGCCAATGGCGGCCGGGGCTTGACCGGCTGGGGGAAGCGCGTTGCCCGAGCCATCGGCGCGCGTGTTGTCGCCCTGTGCGACCTGCGGGCCGGGGCCGGTGGCGCCGGCACCATAGGCTTGTGCAAACCTGTCGCCGTAGCCCTGGACGCTGGTCCCCAGCACATCCTTTGCGCCAGGGTTGTTCATCCCGCCCTCACCCGCAAACCACGCACGCGACGCGGCTTCCGGGCTGCCAAACTTCTGCGTGTACTGGCCGAACTTGGCCTTGAACACGGCGTCCTGTGCCTGCGGGCTGGCAAGGAACTGCTGCGGCGTCATCGCCTGCCCGAGGACTTCCTGCGTCCACGGGCCGACGTTGAAGTCCATGATCTGGTATTTGCCGTAGGCGCGCTGGCCCTTCTCGTTGGCAGGCGGCCCTACGGCGTCGTAGCGTCCACCCGACTCGATGCCGGCGATGGCATTGGCCGAACGGTCGCCACCTGCGGGCATCGCTCCACCCGGCGCGGGCATCGCCTGCGGGCCATCGCCCTGATTCTTGAAGTAGTCCGTAATCGGACGCGCCTGATTGATGACCTGATTAAGGCGCCCCTCCACCGCGCGGTCGTACTGCGGCGGCATGTCGATCTTGTATCCAAGCTGTTGGCCTTCAGCCAGGGCGGCTTGATACGCTGCCGGGCGCTGGTCGGGCGGCAGGCTCAAAACCCCCATAGCGGCCCGCGTCGTCCACTCCGCCGCCTCCTTGGCCCGTGTGCGCGTTGCCGCGTCCGCGCGGTCCAGCAAGGGGGCGAGCTTCATCGCCGTACCGGGCGAAATGCTGGCGACGCGGTTCAGCGCCTCGCGATCTCCGCCAAGGGCCGCCGGCACATACTGAGAGGCTTCGCGCTCGCGGGCGTCGGCCTCGTCGGCCTTGCGGGCGCGCTCCATCTGAAAGGCGTTCTGCTCTTCGGCCTGACGCATCCGCATGAGCGGCGCGAGGGTCCCGGCCACGTCGGGGAAAAGGAGCCCGCCGGCCATTACGCAGCCCCCCTTGCCAAGCCTGCCCCGGAGTCCGATGTTACGGCGGGGCGGAGGTGAACATGCAAAAGATTGCTATTCTGCTGACCTGCGTTGCACTCTCTGCCTGCGCGGGCGCCCGCGAGGGGCGTGACCCTATAGCCGACGCCATCGTGGTTTCGAGCGTGCTGAACAAACCCAATCCGTTTGCGACCAGCGCGCCGGCCATAAGCGTCCCGACTAGCCGGTACTGCTACAGGGTCGGCAACATGGTGCAGTGCAACTAGGTTGCTCATTTGGGCTTCCCGTACCCGCCGAACAGGTACGCGCCGGCCATCATATTGTTGACGCCGGAGCTGATGCCCGACGCCATCGACTTCGCGCCGTCTGCGTAGGCCGAACCGCGCGCCGCGCCGCCCTGCGACAGCATGTTGCCAGCGCCCTGCGTGAGCCCGGCCGCGTTGCTGTTGGCGGCGGCGGTCGACTCCCCGCCCATGCCGGAAACCTTCAACAGCCGGTCGAAATAGTTGCCGTACTCCTGCGAGCCCATCTGCTGGCCGAAGTCGGTAAGGGCTTTCATCTGTGCGCCGGAGCGGAGAAGCCCGCGCGCGGCTGCCGATCGGTCGAGGGTCTTCGCTCCCTCGTCGACACGGAACTGATAGCCGGGGTCGGTCTGGAAATCGGCCATGGCCCGCTCCTGCGCGCCCTTGGCGTCAGTCGGATCGACCCAATAGATCCCCTGGTTGTTGCCCTGCTGCGTGAGCGTGCCCAGACCGAGCAGGTTGGTGATCTTGCCGACAGCCGACGTGCCCGAGCTGGTCCACGGCGAGGCAGCGGCGCGGCCCTTCTGGGCTTCCTGAAGGTTCTGGTTCGCGCCTTGGTTGGCCGCGTTCCACGCCATATCGCCGCCGGCCTGTGCGCCGGATTGGGCAAGCGAACCAGCAAGAGCGGAGAAAATCGCCATCAGAGCGCCTTGCAAAACGTGTGTTCGGCAAGGGAGTAGCCCGCTCGTTTGTAAACCTGAGCGAGTGCCTCATGACGGAGACCATGCTCCGCCACCATGCCGAAGAATTTTACGTTGCGCGCCTTGGCGGCGGATTCGAGCTGCCTGAGAAGCTCTGCGCCAACACCTTTACGGTGGGCTGGCTTGCAGTATAACCAAAGCTCCTGCCCAATAAAGACTTTTCTGTTCCAGTAGGCGGGCGACGACACCGCAGCGGCCATGCCGACCGCCTCGCCGCCTTTGTCGACAACGAGAAGGATACCCTTCTCCATCATCGTGGTTGCGGTTTCGCTAAAGGACTCGCGGCAGAACTCGGCGCGCGCCGCCCATCCCGCCTCAGCGAAGAAAGCCTCACCCATTTCAATGATGGAGGGCATGTCTTTTGGTTCAGCTTGCCGGATCATCAAAAGACCTTCCAGTTGGTGCCGTTGCCGATGGCCTGAACGATGTTCGCGCCGCCGCCGGCCAAGGTGCTGCCGATGGTGGTTGTGCTGGCGTCTGTGCAAACGACCGTGTCGCCAGCGGTCGGCGTCATGAGCGCGATCTCCGCATAGGTGTACGTCGTGCGCTTCACGACGCCGGTTCCAAGGCTCTGGAAGTACGCAATCAGGGCGCGTGTTGCCCGGCCTGCGCTGTCTACAATGACGGCGGAGGTGTTGAGCGGCGCCGTCATCGGGAAAGCGGCCGGATATTGGTCCGCATGCCGTAGAAAGCCTTTTTCACTGGATCTGATATGGAAATTTCGACCGCGCGCTGGCGGAAAGCGCCAAGGCGGTCCCACATGGCGCGGATGAGGCGGACGCCCATGCGGCCCATGCTCGCCCGGCGGTCGGGGCTCCAGGTGAAGCCGCCGTCGTCTGAGAAGCGCATCATCACCTGCGGGTCGCTGCCCTGCCCGGTGTTCAGGCCGATGCCGAACTCGCACTCAATCTCGTAGTCGATCATCATGGCGCGCATGCCTTCCCCGAAGAACGGGAAGCCGACGATCACGCTGCGGATGGGCTCACCGAGGTCGGTGTAGGTATCGAGGTCCAGTTCCGCGACCCGGCCGCCCTGCAGACCCACCAGCGTCTTGCCGAAGGCGGAGAACATGCACTGGACGTTCCACGCTACGGGCGTCAGCGAGGTTCCCGATTGGCGCTCATGCCAGATGGGCGCACCCGCCACGGCGGAGGCCGCAGGGTCGTAGGCGAACGTCCGGTTGAGGCTTGGCAGGGTCAGGATGTAGAAGTGATGCCCACCCTGGAAGTACGTCATGCCGTAGGCGTCGCTCACGGTGCCAACGCGCAACACTTCCTCGATTGCGTGGGTGGAGATGCGGATGGGCTGGTAGCCGTCCGCCCGGTACACAATGCGGTCATCCCCCAGCCAGAACACCGAATTGTCCATCTTGGCGGGGCTGCGGGCCGCCGCGCACCCGCGCTCAAGCAAGGCACCCGGCACGCGCTCAAGGGGGAACGGAGACGCGCCCGTGTTGCTCCACGGCTCAATGGTGCTGGTGCCGAACAGCCAAATCTCGCGGTGATCGACAAGGACGCCGACAAGCCCGTCCGGGCTGCTCTCCGCGCTGGCGAAGTCGAGGGCGTCGATGGTGGCGAAGTCTAGCAAGCCGGTGATGCAGAACTGCCCCGACGAGTCGTTGACCGTCAGGATGCCGTAGCCGTCGATATAGGACACCGATGAGAAGCCGACAGCCGGCACGCCCGCTGAGGCGTTCTTGACCACCACCGTATCGGTGATGACGAAGAAGTCAGGGACGACGAGCAAGCCGATCTGCTGCCCGTTATTGATGAGGGTCGCCGCGCCCGTGGGCGGGATCGCGTCGCCGCTGCAGGCCGTCGTGGTGCCGTCCGCCTCGGTCTTCCACAGCGTCGTGCCCGACAGGACGTAGCAGACGTTCTGCGCCTCGATCCCGGCGCGGACCGTGTCGTTGCCGATGGTGCGCCATTCCTTCTGTCCGGGCGTGCCGTACAGCACCACCTTGGAGCGCGAGCCCTCGGGCGTGGCTTCCGCGTACAGGTTCACCACCCGCGCGGCGTTGACCGGCCGGGAGCGCTGTTGGGCAAAGCCTAGGGCGAACGGGCCGCGCATTAGTAAGCCTCCCCTTCGCCGACACTGAGCGGGTTCGCAGCAATGGCAGCGCCGCCAGCCGCAACGGGGAGAAGTCCGTACTTGCGGAGTATCTCGATTATCTTGTCGTCAAAGGCGACGTAGTTGCGCGAGCCATCGCCCGCCGCTCGGCTGCCGCCGTCTAGGTATTTGATGCCGGGGATGCCTGCGTCGCGGAGCGTGTTGGATGCCGCGACGGGATTGCTATACCCGCCCAATCCGCCAGTGCGCGGTCCGCCGTGATATATGTCGTTTCCTAGAGGGTCGCGGGGCTGCTTCGGAAGAGTCACGTTTTTGTTGGTTGTCAGAGCTTCCAACAACGCATCGTCGTATGCGCGCATTTGTTCCGGCTGTGCCCTAATGCCGAACTGCTCCAACGCCTTCTGCACGGGCGCGCTTTGCGCACTCAGCGGCTTATCCCAATCGAGGAACTTAGCCGGGTCGGCGTGGATGTTGACCTCGTACATGTGTCCGAGGTCGCGGCGCTTCGCCATGAGCGCGTCATACTCCGCCGCAAGCTTTTCCCCCAAAACTGGATCTCTCCAGTTACGGTAGCCGTTGCTGTTGGCGTCCATCTCCTTGGCAAGCGCGCTAAGGCGCTTGTTAACATCGTCGACTGCGGAGTATGCCGCCGGCCCAGCGCTCTTGTATGATTTCGCCACAGCCTCGTTGCCCGCAAAGTAAAGCCCATGCCCATAAGCCTGCGCGCCCTCGCCTGTGCCGATCTTGGACATATCGAAGCGGTCGAAATTGTGCGGGCTGCCGTGATAGGCACGGATGGGCTGGGCGAGTTCCCTTGCGCCCTTGGTGATGAGCCTCCCGCCCGGCAGGACGCCCGCCGCCGCCGTCAGCATGTTGGCAACACCGCTTGCGGCATCCCATCCACGCCCCTGTGCGACTGCGTTTGCCGTGTCGCCGCTTGCCTGCACCGTGTCGCGGATGGCCGCGCCCGGCGTCAGCTCGGCAACGGCATTCGGCAGGCTCGCATACGACTTGCGCGCTTCCGGCGGGAGCATGCGCCACGCCAGCGCGAGCGGATTGGTTTCCGTCGCCGCTACGGCGTCGAGGGCTCTTCCCAGCCAGTTTTTAGGCTTGTCGGCCACGGTTCACCCCTGCGTGAAATTATAGCGCCCGAACTGGCGGGGCCGCAGCGACAGGTCCGGCGCCGAGGTGATCGGCACGTAGTAGTAGGATTGCAGCGCCGTCTTGGCGTTGCGGATGGCGTCCTGATTCTCGGGGCTCAACTGCACGCCGTACTGGTCGGCAAGCTCGCGCTGTAGCATCAGGCCCAGATTGCGAAGCTGCCCGTCCGGCACGTTCACGGTCGAGTCCAGCGTAGCAAGATCGGTGTGGGCGTAGCGGATGCCCTCGCTCTCGAAACCGGCCATCAGGTCGTTGAGCTTGCGGAACCCGGAATTGGCCTGAGTGTCGTTCAGCGCCTCCTGGTCGGCCACGACGCCGAGATCCCAGAAGGCATAAGAGATCACATCGCGTGCGGTTCTGGTGGCCATCAGCCGCTCCTGATGCTGGGTCGGACGTGCAGGCGGCCCGTGACCACCACGAGCCCGGAGGACGTGACTGCCTGGTGCAGAAAATCGCCCTCGATCTGGTAGGTGTCGTCGTAGGTCAGCGAGACGGTGAACGAGCCCGCTGCGGCCGAGACGATGGTGGCCGTCTTGGTGAAGGTCGGCGTGCCGCTCATGGGGTCCCACGGCGGCTTGCCGACGCGCCATTGCACCGTGAGGCCGGAAAGGCTCTGCACGGCGTTGGCGTAGTCGCGGGCGTACATCGTGAGGGTACGAACCTCGCCCGCCGCTATGTCGAAGTTCTGGACGTTAGCCACGAGCCCGGCGCCCGCGCGGGAGGTCCGCCACGATCTCGGCGCCGATCTCCTTGGCCGCAGCCACGAAGTCGGGGGAATCGGTCCAGCCGTCCGGCACATCGTCGGGGGAAGCGAATACCTTGCGTTCGCCGTTCGGACCGTAGCGCCACGAGGGCCAGTCCTGATGGACGTACACGGGAGCCGCACCGGGCGCCTTGATGGCCTCGCGGCGGCGCACGGCGTCCATCGCCTGGAATACGGACGCCACGATGACCTGCTGCGACTGCTTCGTGCGCTGGATGCGCTCGTAGGCGTTCACGCCCGCCTCGGTCATGGCGGTGGAGACAGAACCGTTCATGCGGCTTCCTTCATCTGTTCTTTGAGCCAGTGGCTCCAGTTGCCCCGGAAGGTCTTGGCGTGGCCGACGTGGCGAAGGTCCATGTCCGCGAAGGCGTAGAGCTTGCCGCCCAGCGCGCGGTAGCGGTGGCAGAACTCCACGTCTTCGCCGATGTACTGGCCGTCACGCACAACGCACTGGAAATAGGCGCCCGCCTCGCCCTCGCCGGGGATCGCGTAGCGCGGCACGTCCATGGCCTCAAAGACCGAGCGGTGAATCCGCATGAAGCCCGTGGGGAGCATGCTGCACTCCACCAGCCCCTCGCGGTCCGACCAGACTTCCGCCGCGTCGAGCGCAACCGGCCATTCCGGCGGGTCGATCTTC